TCAGCGTACGCCATCCATATATCTTGCAGGAGATACATCTCCTTACCTACCATCCGGCTCATGTAGTTGTTGTTGAGGTGTTACCTGGATCTCTTTGTTGGCTGGCCCAGGCGTTGTCTTTACACCATAGTCAGTTACCAGTATGGATTGAACGATCGCTTGCTTGATGTCACCTGACACAGGATATGGCTGGTTCCAGAAATCACAGTCACCACCTGCACCACAGCTAATAGCTGCTACCTCTTCCGGATTTTCAAATACACCGTCTACCCGTACTAGTGGCAGCCCGATAGCATTGTACACTTCGAGATAGCCATTCACCCAGTTCCAGGTGATAAGCTTCTTGGAGTACTTGCCATGCAGTAGCATCCAGTGCATGCCCGGGTCAGAACGCTTGAAACCGTGGTTGCCATCTACTGCGCCTACGTAGTCGTAGACTATACCGCCGGCTCTCACAGATTTTGGGATCTTCACAGTGGAACGCATGATATCGCAGACCGGTGCGTTCGGATCTATACATTCCGGTACTGCAGATGTAGCGGCCATTGGTATCCACAGTGCCTGTCGGAAATGAACTCTTTCCTGCGGATTCTCTTTTAGTGTGCGACGAAGTAGCGTACTGCGCCATCCGCTCACTTTATCACCAAGCAGCCTCTTAAAAGGTTCATCCAGTTCCTTTTGCAGGTGCTGGGCTATCTCCTCTGTAATGCTTGCGAGTGTATCCATGCGTTAAAGGTAGAAGAAAAAATCCCCTCGACAACGGTGTGAGGGGACTTTGTTATAGTAGAAGTTTGCTTACAGTGCTGCGAGTAATGCTTCCTGCCCTGTTGGTACTGCGATGATCACGTAAGCCTTGTTATGGGCTGGGTGAACACCACTTGACGGAGCTTCGATGCGAGACGAATATACCATCAACAGGCCCCACTGAGTGGTATTGCCAGAGTTGCTGTTATGCTCCTGCCATTCATCCACGCTTGTTCCTTCCGGAGCGTAATTGATACCACCTGCATTGATGATCGCATATACTTCCAGTTCCTTCACAGTATCACGGTCACCAACCGGAAGTTTGGCTACCTGCGCTGGCGCAGTAGTGTAGTTGATAGCAATGGCGGACTGGTCGATGGTTGCTACAGGACTCACCTCGATATAGCCAGACAGCTTGAAAGTGAACTTCGCATCCAGACCAGTGATGGTCAGTTTATCTGCAGCAGCTACAGCAGACACTGCTTTTGGAGCAGGCTCTGCGTTGATCTGTGCAGCCAATGCTGCTACTGTTGTAGCGATATCTACAGTAAATGGCTGATCGTATGTATAGAATGGGTAAGGTATTTGGGTGGCCCTCGTATCCTGTATTCGCAGATGCAAGATCTGTGAAGGTGATACGATACCTCCGTAAGTGATCTCGGAGATCTGTACTTGTCCCGCCGAATAAGGTTTGCTGTCATACTTGAGTCCTGTCACTGGAATTGGTGCCGATGTGTGCGTTACGTTCTCAGAGTCTTTCCACACGTAGTAGAATGACCGATTCTTATTAGCCGCCAGTGCAGTGTCGCCTGCAGCCAGCGGTAGATTGGTGTCAGTCCAGAAAGCCCAGATCTGGCCAGGAGCGACGGCAGCTACAAATGCAGCTACGCTTGCGAATGTCAATGCAACTTGTGCAATGATCACCTCTGCGAAGATGCCGAGGGTGTCTTTGTAGTAACGATTCTTTACCATGAGTATGAAGTTTTGAGAGTTTAAATTGTAACCCGTTCTGCTATGTCCTGAGTTTTGACGCTTCTACCTTCAGAGTTCTGTACCGTGCCTTTGATGTATTCAACTGCCAGGTCGCAGATCGCTTGATGTGTTCCTTCTCCACTCAGTTCACAATCGGAATTCAAACCTAATGATATCGGTTGAGGTTTCCTAATATAGCTTATGCCTACCCCCGTTACTATAAAGCTATTGTCCCTATGGATGATCAAATTCATGCCTTCCAGCTCCGAAAGCGGGCTATAATGGGCGGTTTTCCAGTACCGGGAGGAGTTGAGGCTGGGTATCTTTTCCTGTGCGGTGAGGCGATTATCGTGACGATTCACTATACCCGATGTGTGGTAGGTCTTGACACGAGTGTTCACCACCTCGTTTGTATCCGGTACTGCATCTACCGTGATCATTACAGATCCTGCAAATGCGGACGTCAGTACCGTGATGTATTTGCCGGGCAGGTAGAGGTCATCGAACTTCTCCCAGTAGAGTATCTTGCCTTTCCATAGTATCCATGGCACGAGAAAGGAGATGTCTTCCTTCTCGCGGTATCCTGCATACGGTGCGACTGGCGCAAGATCAGCAGGAATGTTCACGGTTGCATTTGGCATGGCCAGTAGTACACTCATGTAATACGGTGGTGTTGCCAGTGTACTGCGTGATTGGGAAAGGGAAGTGATGAACTGGGTCTCTGTCGCAAGCGTTGCTACACCTCCACAGAGATCTTTGGAGTATGACCAGTCTGCAAGCAGGTGACCATAGTCTGGTGGCAGGTGCACCTTGTAGCGCTCATTGCCATCTTCGTACGCCCTGAGCGGGGTACGGGTACTGGTTACCAGCATCCTGATATGGTCGGCCTTTGCCTGGTCCAGCTCAAATCCGCCAGACCCATCCTGGCGTGGACGAAGACAGGACAAGATGAACCTGTCCTGTATCTTGTTGAGGATCCAGTCGATCTCTTCGGGAAGGAACGACCGGCCACGATTAGCAGCTACCTGCTGGATAGACTGCTCTACCTCTATGTGCATTTCCCGTACTGTCATATCTTATCGTCCCGAGCCTGCGGGAACAACAGTTTTCCGCTTGGTTAGTGCCGGCATTTGAGCCAGTGCCTCCTGCATGCGTGCCTTAAGCACGGTCACCTTATCAGAGTTGGCCTCGTCCTTGAAGAACCATACCATCTCTTCGAGATTGGATGCTTCCAGCTTGTCGGTCTCTGCATTGATGAAGCGACCACCTATCTCCTTGAGTACACCGGTAGCCACCATTGTCTGTATCCAGTACTTGATATCCAGGTCGCCTTGCGTGTATATCTGGGTGAACTTCTCCGGCTCACTCATCAGTTTCTCACGCAGCGCCTCTACTTTCAGATCGTCCTTGTTCTTACCAATGAATGCACGTGGCTCGATACCCAACAGCGTAAGCATCTGGTCGATGGTCTCTGGCTCGTGCTTTATCTTCAGGTATATCTGCATTGCAGCATCCTGCTCTTTAAGTTTCTTGGTATTCTTGCCTTGTATACTGGCGGGATCGAACATGTAGAACTGGTAGGTCTGGTCGCCGGATGACTGTTCTTTAGATGCAGCGACCCAGGGATGGCCTTGTGCATGACGCCATCTCAGGTAATCGATTAGTTTGATAGGCAAATTGTCCTTGCTCACGTCCTTTTCATTGCTCTCTGTCAGACCGGTCTCAAGGGTCACTCCTTTTCCGAACGGTACATTGGTATTGATGTCTGCGTAGAAGTCGGTCAGCTTCTTTCGAAACTCGCGATCGTCAGCAGGTACATCGATGATCAGTGGTAGAAGCAGTGCCTCTTCTTTGAAGTCCAGTCCTGATGCTACCTTCTGTGAGTTGACTGAGTCGAAGTAGGAACCGATGCCCTGTTTGGAGTCCATGAACAGGTCGTCCACTTCAGCGCCTTGCGCCCGGGACAGGTGAGAACCGGCACGGAATATCGTGACCAGTCTCGAGTTAGGATTTTGAGAATTCGTCTTTGCCATTGTGTTGATGTTTTGTCAAATGTAGTGAGAACACACCATACGAGCAACTCGCAAAAGAAAATCCCAGCCTACGGGGCCGGGACTTCTATAGAGAAAAACACCAACAGTAAGTGACTTTCTCTATGATATACATGGGTGCGCTTAGGATAAACCTGCTACGCACTGAAGGTCAAAGCAACGATTCGCACGCAGGATCTGGATACCACCGGACTTCATACGTGTGTACTCGCTCTTGTCCTGGGTAGAACCAAGGTCGATACGCTCGTTAGAAGTGTTGCCGTTGGTTTTGATCATGAGTGACTTTGGCATCGGTGTCAAACCGCGAAGCACACCTTCGATGAAGGAACGACCCTTCTGTGCTACGTGCTGGATGTTTGGCTGTCCGTCAACATCAGCATCATCGATAAAGGTCATACGGTAAGATTCCAGTGGCAAACCTGTCTCAGGATGCAGCGGTGAAGCTTTCGCTACACGGCCAGTATCATAGATAGGGTTGTGCTTGAACTTGATGGTATAGCCATCGATGTGGTAGAACCCATCGAAGTAGCCACCGAGCATCAAGCTGTTGCCGGTACCGGTTACGAACTTGTCAGCGATGTTGCCTGCACCCATTGGCCCGATGAACGATCCACCTTCTGCAAGGATGGCGCGGTGGAACTCACGGCGTGCACCAGTACCTCCGAAGAGGGTAAGGTTCATACCGCCAGTATCGTTCTGCCCGAATAGAGCATCACCGACTTTATTTGCAAGGCTCTTGTAAGAGAGCTTTGAATACGTACTCTTATTAGTGATCTGCTCCAATGCACCGGAGCCGCGGGGAATGACCTTTGAGGTCAGTGCATCTTTCAACGGGATGGTACCGTCGGCCAGCCTGTTGTAACGGCTGTACCAGTAGTAGTGTTCGCACTCCTCCATCCAACGCTTCTCGAACTGCCACATGGCCAGATCCATCCAGAGGTCAGACTCGCCGGTCTCTGTCTTGATCTTCATACGCATGTACTTGTTCGCTGCATTACCTGCCCATGAGATACCAGCTCTCATGAAGCCCATTTGGTTCTTGAACTTACCAGGCATAACCATTTTGCTCTCGGTAGAACGGGACTCGGATTCAGCCACCGCTGTGTGGATCTCTATCCATTTCACGCCCGGATCAAGTTGGTTAGGGTTACAGTAGTCCTCTGCAGTTGCAGGGTCAAGCTGGAGCTCGTAGCGGTAACCGCCCGATGCCATGGGTACACCATCGCTGTGTACGTACGCCTGTACGCCACGCTCTGATTGTATCACATAGAACCGTTTGATCCAGTTGTCCGTGTAGGTCGCATAGAAACGACCGTGCCCGATACCCGGCTTATCGGCAGCAGCGTACTCTGTAGAGAAGATGACAGAAGCCTTGGTCTCATGACCCATAACAGGGTAGTGAAACTGAACATCGTCAAGTTCCTTTGCTGCGTTATTCACACCAAAACCCACACCACCAAGAGTCATCATGGAGAGTGGATAGTTCTTATTTGTAGAACCCAGGATGTAGGTTAGTACACCTGTAAGCTCCGATGGCTGTCCCTGGCGCTGAGAATAGAAGTTAGTCTCATCGAGCATGCTCTTTGAGTCGAATATCTGCTCCTGCACCTGGAACTTAATGGCGGGGAAGAGTGAAGTCATATTAACGGGATTTTAGTTTGAGTGTGTATTGGTTATACCATGCGTTGGTAAAATACTGCTTAAAGGTAAGTTCTTTGTGTTCACATTTCCATCACCTGTACCGCTTCCAGGAGCCGCTTTTGAATCTTTCAATTTCAACCTTAATCTATGTGCAGCTTCTGTCTTCGCTTGCTTGGTAACTATTTTCTGCAAGTCGCCTTTCTGGAACTGGAAGAACAGTGCTTCCATGGCTGTCTTGATGCCTTCAGTACCGAAAGGTTGCACCACGAAGAACTTGCCATTCTCGTAACGCAGGTTGTCGATAACGAACTTCTGGAACGCTGGCTGCATGGCCTCTGGAACGACAAAGCCCATCTCACTTTTGATGGTCGTGTTGATGGAGTTATTGAGTACGTTGAGTGAATCCCTGAACACTTTCTCCTCGTCTGTCTTAGCAGCTTTCAGTTCTTCAAGCTGATCCTTCTGTGCCTTGTCAAGCTTGTTCCATGACAGGGTAGCCTTGTCCTTGAGTGTATTGTCCTTGATGGCTGCATCCACGATGAGCTGAGCCGTAGTAGGGTCGAGCTGGTTGATCATCATCAATTCCTCTTTGTAGAGAGATGCCTGCACATCTGCAGACGCCGCTAACTCCTCGGTACTGGGTAACTGGAACCCGCGAGAATCACCGAAGAAATCTTCGTCATTACCACCGGCACGGCGATGCATGAGATAAGCATAGCTTCTCGGATCTGAGGTGGACAGGTAATTGTCGAAGTCCTCCATCGCTTTCTCACGAATGAAGTTCTCCCTGTGCGCTACGCCTTGCGGATCTGTGGGCAGTACTCCTGCCGGGTACTCGATCTCGTACTTGATACCAGTGATAGCTTCTACTGCTGCAATGAATTCTACTGCCTGCTCTTCCTCAGTAGCCTCTGGTGCTACATAGTTCGGGTCCTTGGCTACAGTACCGTCAGGTGACTTGAAGTAGCCTGCCTGCAGAGTGCCATCTTCGTTCACTCCTTCTGGTGGCGGTGGTTTGTAGTTTGGATCCTTCACCACCTTCTTGGCTGCTGCATCGTAGCTATAACCCTCTTTCAGGCTACCATCTTCGTTGAGTCCCTCGATGATCTTTGGTTCGGGTGGCGGCTGTTGCTGCCCGGGTTGTTGCTGTCCAGGCATGAGACCAGTCCTCGGGTCGGGTACTGGTTTGTAATTCTGGTCCTTCTCTACCTCACCCATAGCATTACGGATGAAGCCTGGCTTCACGGTGATGCCATCATCTTCTAATCCTTCTACTGGCGTGGGTGTAAATATCTGCTCGTTTCCTCCGATGATCTGTGAGAGTGGCTTCATGGTACTACCAGTACCGCCACCTCCGCCGTTCCCGTTCTCACGGTACGGGCGTACAAAATTGATGTTCATATATTACTGTTTGGTGTTTACTTCTTCTTGGCCGCTGGCTTCTGGGAAGCTTTCTTCCTGTCGATCTTCAGCTTTTCCTTCTTCAGCTTCTTGTCCTCAGTAGCCATCGTCATATCGTGTTTCTGTTTCTCTATATCTGCATCCAGTTTCTTGTTCTTGATAGCACGGTCAGCCTGCTTGTTCTGGTACTCAAGCTGCAATTTCTGCTGGTTCTGTATGATACTCTGTGCCTCTACAGCATCCGGTACCTGGTTGGCATTCACATCACCATTCTGGAAGGTGAAGGTATTGAACGTGCCACGGATCATCTCGATGTCCTCTTTGCGATCGTACTCCTCGTTCATGTGTCTACGCTCGAGCATAGCCTCATACTCTTTCATCTGCATTGCTCTTTGGTCAGCAGCGGCTGCAGCCTCCTGCTCATTGGCAGCGGTCTGTTCATCGATCTGCTGCTGGATAGCTTCTATCTGGCGAAGCTTCTGCTTGAGCTCAGCCACATTGATAGAATCAACCACCTCCAGTACCGTGGAGGGCTTGGCACCGTTCTGTATCATGGCCTGTGCATACTGCTTCATCTCTGTGAGCTTGCGCAGTTCCTCTGCGGCACCAGTCACGAACACGCCCAGCTCTTCGAACTGGAAGTCTTCAGGAGCTATCTCCAGCAACTGGTTGAACATCTCATCATCATTCCAGAGCGAGTAGACTCCCTTACTGGTAGTGAACTGCGAGAGATCCATCAGGCCCTGTAGTTCCCGTTCGGTGAACTCTTCAAAGCCCAGGAAGATCATATCGGTGATGACAGTAGACTGGAACACGGAACGCTCATTGACTCCTTGCCCATCTGAGGAATAGGTCTGTCCTTTGCGCTGACGGGTGATACCAATGATATCATCCCACTGCTGCTTGAAAGATTCCATCAGCTCTATTAGCTGCTTGATCTGGTCGAAGAGAGACAAGTCCAGTACGTGGTACTGGTTCATGGTCTTGTCGACGCCGGGTTGAGACCGGTCGATAAGAGCATAGCCCAGTGCCTCACCATAGTAGAAGAACTTCTCCTCGTCCCAGTCCCCGTCGGTGGGAATGGTCTTCTTGTCGAACAGCGCTATCTTACCCTTGGACTTGGCGATGGTCTTCTCCAGGGTGTACATCGTAACGATATACAGGATCTGGAACGGTATCCCTATCTCGAGTATTGATATATTGGTAGAGTGCGTGTCAGAGTACTTGCGCCCGTTGTAAGGCAGCTTGCAGGTACTGAGGTTATTCATCTCGTTGCGCTGGATATCGCAAGCCTGCAGGTTACAGTATATGTCATCGTGCAGTCTCCAGCCCTCGTATACTTCATTCACCCAGCGCCATTCTATCTGCTCACCCTTGGCACGATCAACAATGTAATCCTCATCCACTACGTCTTCCACATACTGGAATGTCTCCATGTCAAGATAGCTCAGGAAGCCTATCTTCTTACGGCCTTTCCATACTGTGTGATAGATCGGTATCTTGGTGAACCTGTCTTGCAGGGTCACGTGGTCACGCAGGTAATTGAAGAAGGCGGTCGGTGTGGAATATATGGCACGCTTCTCCAGCTCATGCACGTGCTTTTCTTTCAGTACGTGGTAGAACCTGTCCACTACGTCGGAGAGCGTTACCCAGTCCTGGTACACGGCCCATTCACCATCCTCGATAAAGTCGGAGGAGTGGCTCTTGTCGTAGTCCAGACAGAGTGGAGAGATGCGGTTATAGATAAGTGAATTGTTCTCGACAGATTTGTATGAGTAGGTCTCGCCGGTGATCAGCCAGTCCTTGAACATCTTGTGCATTTTGCGTCTCACCTCATGCTCGCGGATGACACGCTTGAGATACTTCTGTCCCTTGATGGCCATGGCATCCTTGTAAGAACTCTGGAACTCCGCCTTCACTATTTCCGGTACTGGCGGTTCTTGCTGCATCTGCTGCATCTGCTCGGGAGTTATCTCCTGGCCCTGCGCCTGCATCTCCTCGATAGCTGCTTGCAGGAAATGTGCCTCCAGTGTCTGGCGGGCTGTCTTCTGCATACTCTCCATGTACCGGCTGTAGCCAGTATCACCGAGATTGGATACGTTGTAGATGAAAGGACGGCGGGGATATTCACCAAGCAACAGGTCGATGTTCGTCCTGAGCATGGTTACTGGTCTTATCTTGGCGGGGAATGCTTTGTGTTGTGGCTTCTTGGCGCTCAACGGGTCGGTAACGTGCTTGAACCATTCGGTAGGGAACTGGTTGTTATATACTCCGTAGAGCATCTTCAGATCCTTTCGACTCGTCATATCAGAGCCGAAGTTGAAATTGGCTTTCTGTATGAGGTGCTCCACGTTCTGCTGGAACCATTCCGGTGTCTTGTCGGAATAAGCAATAGCCTGCAGTGGACGATGGAATACCGTTTTTCGTGAGTCGACCTGAATTGAATCCATGTACCCGGTTTGTACACAAATATAATCACCTTGGTGGGATAAACAAACTTAGTATAGCGGCACGTAGCCGGTTTCCACCACTGCTTCAGCGAACAGGGTACGCTCAAAGAACTCCTTGTTCTCCCTGCGTAGCTTGGTATAGGAGATGTAGTGATCCTTCATCTCGTACATGAATGTGATGGCGTCTGATATTCTATCATAGTTACCACGCAGCGGGTCGAACTTCTCCATCTCCCGCAGGAATGCGATGTCATAGATATGATGCAGGTTGAGTATGAGATTACCCTTCTCATCGGCTGCACGTGGCGCAATATGCCAGTCCTCGAGGTAGATGATACCTGTGTTCTTCCTGTCAGCCGGCATGTCCATGAGGTACTCGTTCTGGTGTCCTTTGCTCTGGTTCTCCTTAGAGGATGCTGATTCTGGTGAATTGCGCAACTTGTGGAGCAAACGTCTCTCTCTCGCGTAAGTGATCACTGACTGTCCACCACCGGCGACCTCACCCTGGATCTGCGCATTGTAGAGTTCCGCTGCCATGAACATCAGGTCATGGTTGTCATAGTACCGTGTAGGTCTACCTGCGTACCACAGTACCGGGAGATTGACATAGCTGTTGTCGTTCAGGTTCTCCAGCTTCCACACCTTGAATGACCACAGTGATGTCTGGTCTTCTGCATCTTCTTTTGCGTATGCATCAAAGGTGATGATGTACATCCCTGGGGGCACATGTCCATTCTGATCACGCCAAGGTCGCTGTATGGTCGATACGCAGCCCTTCAGGTCTCTGCCTTCAGCTTGTGAGTGTGGGAAGTCCTCTATCGGGCGAGCTACGTGCTTAGGTTTGGGCTCGAATACAACACCGGTTTCCGGGGAACGGACCAGTGTCCCGTAGCGAATCAGTCCCGAGTAGGCTGGGTTGTGGAGCAAACGCTTGATCTGCGCCTGTACCTCGGCAATGTTGAACCCATTACCTGTCATCCGCTGCAGCGCCTCAGCAGGATTGCGTGGGTACTCGGCCTTTCTCCTGTCCAGATCCTTGGGCTTCGGTGATTTCTTCTTCTTCTCCCGCTCGATGTCATCGGCCTTGATAGCATCATCCATCTCCACGTTACCATCCTCATCCATGAACCAGGAATTGGCACGCCAGCAGGGAACGAAGTATCCTACCGGTACGTGTTGCATACCGTCCTCCCACACGTTGGGGAACTGCAGCATGTCCCATGCTTCGGGATAGTTGAATACGTTCTCCAGACCTTGTATGCCCGGGCCCTGCTCACCACCGGTACCGAAGACAGATGCCTGTCCCACGTAGATGGTACCCTCTCTCAAGCTACCCAGTGACACCTCTAGCGCTGCCTCCATGTGCGGGAAGGAACCACCCTCTTCGAAGCTCACCTTGCGACCTCTCTTACCTCTGGTCTTGGATGGCTTGTCAACTATCTGTGCTATGATCTCTGAGAATGAACCCACTTCCTTACCAGATGCATCAAGGTAACTAGCCCTCTGGTGCATGATATTCCTCTTCACCTGCCTGTTCTGCTTCCAGTACGGGGAACTGGTATTGATAAAGTCCAGTCCCGCCTGCACCTTGTCCATGATGGCATCTCCCTGCAAATAGGGCTCTGTACCGGCAAAGAAGTAGCTCTTGGAACCTTTGATGAAGGTATAGTTATACACGGCGTCACAGGCCTCGAGATAAGACCAGCCGGCACCACGTGTCTTGAGACAACACATGTGCCTGTTACCAGGGGACTGGATACCCATGAAATTACCGCCGTACCATGCAATATGCTTGAAATTCCACCACTCGTAGTGCACTTCATGGAATCCGGGGAACCCATCCTGCTTCTCTACCGCTCCAAAGTCAATTAACTGGCCAGTTCTTTTGTATTGTTCTCTTATCCGCAGCCTTGTAGCTTCCGGTACCCTGTTGATGGGGAAGAAGTTCAGCCAGAAGTACATCCTGCCCGGTATCCACACGTCTCCAACCTTGTAACCAAACATGCATCTGCGGTCCTCTTCCTCCCAGAACTGCACATAGTCCCTCGAACCTCTCGGTGCTTTGGTGTATTTGTCCCCATTCTTCTTGAAATCCCTTGATGTGTAAGAGAATTGAGCGGTATTTACGAGGTGGTGGAAACTCATCAGTCGTCGTCCTCCATATCCTGCTCTTCCTTGTTGAAAATGGCCTTAAGATCCGGATTATCGAGCGCCACGAGCAGTTTTTCCCTGGCTTTCTCCTTGCGAGCGGTCTCCCGGGTGATATCTATCAGGGATGCGAACGATGTACTACTGGTCGGTACTCCTTCAGCCACGTGTTGAGAGCCTTTGTGTATCTCATCCTCGCTCCACGCCTGCTTACTACCCTCATTGTCACCAAGAGTCGAGTGCGGACCACGTATTCCGCCAGATGCTTCCCGCATATCCTCTTCCACACGCTTCTCGAAGTTGCGTACCTCGTCATACATCTTGTTAAGCTTGGCTGCATTGTTCACAAAGTCTGTGGGTGAGTTCAGCATCTTGCCCTGCTTGTCCACTTTGGAGAAATCGATCGCTTCAAAGTAGGTATCCATCGCATCCATACCCTTGTAGAGCGCTTTGAGTGTGCGCAGTGGTCTGGATGCAGCCAGTTGCAACTGGAAGTACTTCTCATTGGCGACCAGTACCTCGTTATCTATCTGATCCTCGGTAAGACCAGCATAGTACAGCGCCTCTTTCCTTCTTTCCGCATCCTCCCAGTCCCTGATGGGCGAGGAGAAGTCAGTGAAGAAGTAGATGTAGGTGAATTCTGCTGTCGCCTTCAGCTTCTTGTCACCGCGATAGTCTCCTTTGGAGCCTTTGTCACGGGTGAGCAGTGCCTTGAACTCTGGTATCATGTGGATCCAGGCCTTGTTCAGGGACACCTGCTTTTCGTCGTCAACTTCAAAGAATCTCATTTCTCTTTCAGTTTATCGTAATCAATGACCACTATCTTTCCACGCACTGCCTTGAAGACCGCTGCCATTCCATTGGCTCGTAATGCCTGTGCCATCTTCATAGCCCGTAGCTGCTTGACCTTGGGACGGAACTTGCCGAAGTATGGTATCATCACTCCTTCCATGTCTCCCCGCTTGATGGTCTTAGCCACGAACTTTCCCACAAACTCTATCATGTCACGCACCTCTTTCTTCTCCTGCTTGGTGAGCAGCGCTACTTCCTGGTACAGGCGTTCATTGGCTACGGGAACCTGCTTGATGCTTCTTGGCTTGTCCTCCAGTACCGGAATGGTATGCTTCTTACTTGGCGGCATCAGTTTCTATGATTTTAGTGTACAGCCTGTAGTTCCATTTCGCATCCGCCAGGGCATTGTGCTCGTTCTCTGGTTCAGGACAGTTCTGCCGCTTCCACTCACCGGTCAGTCCCCGCTCCTGCATCATCTGTTTCAGATCCATGCAGTACATCGGGAATCCCTTGGGAAGATCGATCATCCTGCCGAACAGAGAGCAGAACAGTACCCAGTCGTAGTCGGCGAAGTACCCGTATATCTCTATCGGTGTAGTACCGCCGAGCGCAAAGAAGTCCAGCAGTAATCCACGGATGTAGCCATTAGGAAAGCCGTAGTGCTTGTGAAATGTATTTGCACCGTACCGGTTTCTTGCATCACCTTTCACCTCATGCTTGTAAGCTTTCAGTATCACATTCTCCCTGACCCAGCCATCAGCATCCTTGTAGTCATACTCGGAGCTGATCTTGTAGAATGTCCTGCCATCCTCACAGTACAGGCCGATAGATATCAGGTCAATGTGGTGTCTCTTCTTACCGAACAGTGGCTTGTGGAAGCCCTCGATGAATTCTGTATCCAGAAAGTATTTACTCATGCTGCAGTATTTAAGTGGTTAAGCATTGCTATCACCTCATCTCTGAGGTACGGTAGTTCGTAGGGTACCGGCTTAGGGGCTCTATCGAATCCTTCTATCTTGTGGGGAAAGTGTATGATTCTGCGCCGGCCTGGCTTGAAGCCAAAGTACTCCAGCATGAACTGGTAGATGGAGAGCTGCAGGGCGTAGTCATTGAACTCACAGTCGTCAAGGTGTTGCAGCGGTGCGAGCATCTTACGGAACGACCCATCCTTGTTCTGCCACCCATGCATGCGTATCGCCTTGTTGGTCTTGTAGTCTTCCACATCTGCATAGCGGGTACCGTAGTCCATTGCTACCGGTGAGGTCTCTGAGTATATCAGCACCTTGTCTGACTTTCCAGCTATCTTGAAGTCGTGGCGCCATAGCATTATCTCTGGGTATATCCCATCTGGGAGAGCGTGGTAAGATATCGTGGTGGGGTGCAGTACCGGAAAGGGAAGCCGGTATGGAGTGAAGTTGAGCTGGATGAATCCCTTGCGGTACATCTCCTGCTCTTTTGCGTTGTGAAGCCTGGATCCACGGACCAGGGACGCCTGGTTGCCGTCTTTCCATTTCTGTATCCAGTACTCTGGTGTGTTCCCGTATCGCCAAGCCATGTATTCCGATCGCTCCTCAGCATCGAACTCTTCGGTGAACTGCTCCACTATCTGAGTCGCAGATACGTAGCGCTTGCCACCAGAGGTATAACTATGTTTGTAGGGATCGAAGTGTACCGGCTGGTCATGATTGACTGTTGGTGTTGTCATAATCAGCTTTAGAATGTAAATATAGGGAGTACTTATGAATTTGAGAACTCCAGTACCGCATAGCCCCAGTGTGGTGTGAATCCTACCTGGTCAAGCCACGGGAACTTGTCGGTCTTCTCATCCTCGTGCACACCCACACGACGGTCATCAGTAGGCTTGAACCACACCGCATGCCCGATGAATGGAATCCCATTCAGCCATTGAGGATTGAAGGGAACTACGATTACCATGAGAAATCATTTCAGTAGCAAATATACAGAGGTCAGCGCAACCACCACCGTGGCACCAGCCTCGATGAAGAGCTTCTTCTTGAGTTTCTTGTTCTCCGCTCTCAGCTCATTGATGCGCGTGGTAGCATCCATGTTCTTGATCTCCTCGAGGGCGAGCCGTGCACGCAGCACAACCATCTCAGTACGTAGTGAGTCTTGTGTAGTGAATAGCGCCAGCATCTTTCTCAAGTCCCGTATCTCCTTGCCGGTACTGGTCGTATCCTTCTTGAGCATTATCAGTTCCATCTTGGTTGCTACCAGTGAATCAAAGAGATTCTGCTTCTGGCCATGCACGAGG